CCGCCAGACGGCCAGAACCCAGCCCCAAGTGGGCAGGATTCCACGATGCGGAACGGTAATTGATACAGTGTTCATTATGTTAATAGGATTGCCACTTACGCACAGGTTATACATGGATTGTGTGGTCGTATGGTACTTATACACAGGTTAATGTGACTAAGTGGACAATTTGGGTGTGGATAAGTCCTCTAGCACCTCGACATGGCGCAGTGCGTCCATGCGCATACCCTGAATGTTGATGCTGACCTGCTGACCTTTCTGCTGCGCGTAAGCAGGCGCATTCCACCTCTCAGCCGTCCAGTGGCGCGTTTGGATGCGTAGTTTGGCTAGGTTGACCTCCTCGATGGACGCTGAGTCCGCGATGTCCAGCGCATCGGACACCATCAGATCAGCCGCCCTCACACGCGCACGCGAGACCAATTCTACGTTCTCTGGCTTGCTTAACCACACATTCATGGCCGTCCGACCCACGCCTAACGCCATACATACCCGCGTAATCGACTTGCCCTCCTCCAGCATCACGATGATCTGTTCCTGCGGAATTTGATCCAATTTAATCAAGTCCTCCTTACGTTTCGGTCTACCAGCCATTTCTAAGCCCTTTCTAAGCGTTTTAGTCTATCCAAGCACCCAACCTATCACCGCACCCATTTTCTCGTCAAATTGAGGCATTCCTGCCAGCCTCTGCCAGTTCCGTGTTGAACTTCTTTGGCAGCGTTGACGGTTTGCTGAAGTCCAAGTCACTTTCCATATCATCGAACCCGCTGTCACCGCCCACCTTCACCATCGTGGCTCCGGCATCCAACTGCTTGATCTTGATGACCTCTCGCATCACCGCACCGGCCATCATCGTCTCGATCTCCTCCATGTTCCAGATGTGCCGTCCTTGTACCTCTGGACGGAACTGGCTGTATAGCAGCGCGTCACCCTTAGTCTTGACAATGACCATCACCGAACCGTCAGCCATCTCATGCTCAATCGCCGCAATGTCAGGCATCGGGTTGATCCCGTTCGCAACCGCGTACCGTTCCAAAGCGTCATACCCCGCAATCATTCCCTTGACCGCCTTCTCCAATCTTTCCTCGTCCCGATTCTCTTGAGCCAACCAGACCCGTTCCATCTGATTCCAGAACTTAGTCCTGAGTTCGGCATCCACCAAGTTAATCAAACGATCAGTACCCCACACCGCAGTGTGGTCTTTGTTCCGATTGCTGATCGACAACAGCAACGAGTTCAACTTAACCTTGAACGGGTCTGTTGGAAAACTTGGCTGCTCAACCTTTACTACTACCGCACGTTTCTTCGTTACCATTTCAAACCTTTCTAATTTCTTACGGGTTCTTCCATATCGTCCTACAAATGGTGCGGCATCCCTAAAGGGATTTGCCCGCATTTGTAGGACGATTTATCCTACAAATGGACTCCATTTGTCTACCATTTGTCTACCATTTGTAGGACAGATTGCTTCTTTTCTGCTTAAATAACAAGCAGTTTTCTCATTTCTGATCTTCCATTTGCGTACCATTTGTAGGATTTTCTGCATCAAAACTGCTCTTTTGGCTCATCTTTGAACACAACCCAAACGTAATCCTTGAAGATTTCCACTCCATTTGCGTACAGAAATTCGCGTTTATGGCGGCTAAATTCGTTCGATATTTGCTTGGGTGTCTTACCATGACCCCAGACTTGGGTGAACTTTTCAAGCCAATAATCGATCTTTACGGCCTTGTTTCTCTTACCGTCAAGGTCCCGCATCTCGCCAAATTCCTTAATCGCCTTGTGCAAAGAGTCAAGACAGATTTGCTGGTTCTTACCAACACCTGACCTGCTTGGCGGTTTTTTCTCCTTCTTTTCCGTGTCCGCCATGACCCTTGTTGCCTCATCCGAAGGGTTAACGGCAAGGCTGATGACGGGTTCCAATCCCAAACTGGACGCTGATAACTGCACCTCAACCATCTCGAATCCGATCTTGATGTTGTCCGCGCCGTCCTTTTGCTTGCTGATGGTGAGCAGTCCCGAACCGGCAATACCGTCACGCTTACCGCCCTCCATCCTTAAGAGTTCCAGTTGCGTGTCCACGGCTCCAAGTAGGGAAGAGTGACCGCGCAACCCTCTGGTGGCATCCTTTCCACTGTGGTGCAAGATCATGATGGTGCAGTCCAGCATCCTTTGGACTCGGCCAATGTTGGTGATGAACGCCCCCATGTCCTGTGAGTCGTTCTCGTTGCCGCCGCCGAAGGCTCTAGCCAAGGTATCTATTTGCAGCAGGCTGAACTCCACGCCCGTCTCGTTAATGAGTTGCTGGATGGACAACATGAGTAGGTTGAAGTCCTCTTCCGATGACCGCAAGTTGAGTTGGTGTCTGATGACGTAGATTTCTGCGCCCTGCTGGGTGTTGTTGTGGAGTTTGCAGGCCCTAATCCTTGCCCCGATACCGCCGTGTCCCTCTCCGCATATATATAGGACTGCGCCAGGAGTCTTGATCTCGTTACCCATCCACGTCCTGCCCGTAGCCACCGCCTCTGCAATGTCCAAGGCAATAAAGGACTTGTAACTGCCTGGTGGTCCGTACAGCGCGACAAAGGACTTCTTAGGTATGACCTTCTCAATCAGCCACTCGACCGGCTCGTCCTGTATCGTGTCCCACGACTCGATGTTCAAGAACAAAGGCTTGGCCTTGGTTGACTCCTCGTGCATAGGTGCGTTGGAGTCGTAGTCATCCTGTGATGTATTTTCGCTGTGCGAGTCGTACTGTTCGCTGTTCGTTGCGCTATCCGATTCCGTGATGGCTGGGAGTTTCTTTGCGAGGTCCGCAAGTTCAGCCCTAGTGCCTCCCATCTTGACCCACTCATGCGCGTCATCGCCAGGGAACGGCAGGTCCAAGTCCAAGTACCTGATGGACTTGGCCACAGGCATCAGGTTCTTGATTACCTTCTTGGCGTACTCCTGTCCAGCCTTGTCGTTGTCGGGAACCACCACCACGTTCGCCCCTGCGAAGTATTGGGTAATCTCAGCAGGCCAATGCCCAGCCCCAGCGTGTGACGTTGTGGCTATGGCTCCTATTGATACCAGCGCGTCGGCTGCCTTCTCGCCTTCGACAAGGTAGATGGCTCTTCCTGCTGTCTTTGCGTCCAATAGTTCGGGGAATCTGTAAGGCACGATTCGGACATCGCCAAGGCGTGAGTGCCGCCTGCCGAGTGTGTCAACTCTGACCAGTCTGTAGTCCTTGCCCTTCTCCGTGTTCGTCTTGAACCTCTGCTTTATGAACAGGGTGTTCCTGTCCTCGTCCATGTACTCCCACTCCTGCTCCAACGTCATCGGCTGCGGAGCGAGCGTAGCGAGGCTGCTGAATATCTCCTCGCGTTTGGGTAGTTCCGGCAAAAGACCCCGATCCCTGATTGCGCCGAATACATCGTTCTGATCGCACCCGCCGTGGCAGTGGAATAAGTACTTGCCGTCCTGAGTCTCCGTGATGGATAGGCTTGGGTTCTTGTCCCCGTTGCCCTTACCGTGCGATTGGACTGGGCAAGATGCCAGCCACGATCCGTTTGCTTGCTTTGCGTTGCCTAGTGCCTGCGCTATTTGTTCGGCTTGCATAGTTGTTCTACCTCGTTTATTCTTTTACCGATCCACGCCATCACAGGCACAGCCATTGAGTTGCCCAAAGCCTTGTACCTCGGTCCATCAGGGGTTGCCTTGCCCTTTGACTTTATGTCCGTGTAAGTATCGGGGAAGCCCTGCAAGCGCTCACATTCCACAGGGGTCAAACGGCGTACTGCCATTGACTGTTGCATTGCAACGTGCATTTGGCTACCTTTTGCCAGTGTGCTAACAGGCAGTCCTGCTTCAACCCTTGTGCCATTAACTTTGCTTGTAATCTGCGCCATGTCAAAACTAATCGGCTGCGCCACACCATGCACACCTGTGGCATTCAATGTGTACATTGGGCCGCCATCGGTAAACCCGTCACCGTTGCCACCATTCTCAGGCTTGCGCCCAATAGTGTTCTCGGCTAGGGCGATGGGCTGTATCGCCATATAACCACCCGCTGCATGGTCAATTGAGTTGCTAAAACCGCCCGATGTATTGCGAGAAAGCATTGTCCCCGCTACGTCATGCGAGGCGATGGGCTGAACAACGTAAGGTGATTCATGGGTTGAATTTAATGCCAATCCAACATCAAGACTAAAAGCAGCATTGGCCTGACCACTTGTTACAAACAGAGGTGCTGGAACAAACATTGGGCAACCTGCATTGACGTGCTGATTTTCTAAACCTTGTTTTGTACCAAAGGTGGTGTCTAAGGTGCTGCTGATTTCAGCCGGCCAAGTTGCCATCAAGTGACCTTGCGCCGCATCTTGAACGCTTATGCTTTGTCCTGTTCTTGCACAAAGGCTACCGACTGAAGGGCTTGCTCCAGTGCTGGCGGTAAAACTTTCCCTCTTTTCTCTGCTCGGCGCAGGATTCCCTTGCAAGCTGTCTCGCTCAAAAAGAACCGCTGCGGCACGCTGCCAGTCTCCAAGGTATCCGACAACGAACACACGTCTGCGTCTTTGGGCCACTCCGAAGTATTGAGCGTCAAGAACCCTGTATGCGAACCCATACCCGAGTTCGCCCAACCCTCGAAGGAAGGAGGCAAAGTCGTGTCCGCCGTTAGAGGATAAGACGCCAGGGACGTTCTCCCAAACCAACCACTTGGGCCGATATTTGTCAGCAATGGCAAGATAGGTGAGCATGAGGTTGCCACGAGGGTCATCCAATCCCTTTCGGAGTCCGGCGACTGAGAAGGATTGGCAGGGAGTTCCTCCAACGAGAAGATCGACATTTGGTTCAATTGACCACTCCTTAAATTTTGTCATGTCACCCAAGTTGGGTGTGTTTGGGTAGTGATGTGCAAGCACCTCAGATGGGAATCTTTCAATCTCGGAGTAGGCTACTGCCTCCCATCCAAGTGGATGCCACGCTACTGTTGCCGCTTCTATGCCACTGCAAAGTGATAGATATTTCATAGTTATATTTTTTAGGGGAAAAAAAAGCCGAGGCTGTCACACCTCGGCGTTCGGGACTACGGCTTAAAACATCTCGTCTTCGTCTTCCACTACAGCCGCCTTCGCCGGTGCTTGACGCACTGGTTGGGGTGCTTGTTCCACAGGAGCCGCCACAGCGTCCATTCCCTCGGGACGCGCAACCCAATTCACCAACTCGAAGTTGGGGATGCGAGTCGTACCCTTGCCGATCTTCTCCAACTTGGAACCCTTGTACTCAACCACCGGCAACTTGCCAGGGTTTGCAGCGCGTTGCGCGTCGCAGGTCTTGTACAACTGCTCCAAGCCCATGTTGGGTCCGACACCGTTTGAGGACCACTCGGCTGCGCCGATCTCTTTGTTGTACAGCGTGACCATGAACCCGCGCTTGTGCTCAGGCGTTGGCTGCGGACCCTTCTTGCCGAGAGACACGTCAGGGTTCCACTCGCGCTGACCAACGGCCAGCAGCAGCCAGCCTGTCTGCACGTTGTCGATGTCGAACACGACCTTCTTAAGTTGGATTTCCTCGTTGTTTGAGTTTGTCCAAGCGTTGGCTTGGGGCGAGAAACGGATGTAGTTACCAGAGCCGCCGGAGGATGAGAGATTTAGCATTTAGCGTTTTGCTTTCAAGGTTATGTGACTAAGTAGTCACGGGGAGGTGATTATTGTCCAAGTCCAACTACTTTGGCAAGCGTTAATCCTGAACTTTCTTTTTTGGTGATGTCCTCAAGGACGTGCTTCTTTTCCTTACCCAAGAGTTTCTCTGCCACCGCAGGGGAAATTATCTCGGTAAGCATGAGTTTGCTGTGTTCTATGCCCGCAGCCTCTAGCGCAACTACTGCCGCCGCCTCATCTATCCACTTGCGCGTTGCGCGTTTGGGTGACAGTTGCCAGCCTGACAGTACACCGCCGTCTTCCAAGACCTTGGTCGCGTGTTTGCGCAGCGCAGCGATGAAGTCCTCGACCATCTCAGACCGAGCCAGCAGGTCGCTGACCACTTCAGGCGCAAGGGTCTTGACATCCAACTTGACGGGGATCAACTCCAACGCCTTGGACTGCGCGGGACAGATCACCTTGGCTGGGCAGTAACGGCAGGCGTTGGTGGATGGTTTTGGCTGGGCGTTGTCGTCGGCTGCTTCCTTAATTGCAGGCAACAGAACGTCATCCATCCACAGGTTCAACGCATCCACCGTCATAGCATGGGTGCGTGTATCTCCTGAGTGCGGTTGGATGATGGACAGCCTGACCATCTCCACGGGCTTGGTCTTGATCTTGGCCAGCGTACCCAGGGCGTAGATTTTCATCTGCTCACTGTCCGCGTCCACGTACCCGCGTCCCGTCTTCAGGTCTGCGATCTCAAGGATGCCGTTACCGAACCCGATCACGTCAGCAGTCCCGCCCAACTTCACGGCCGGCGTATCAAATACCGTCACGTACTGCTCAACCTTTACGGCCCCAAGTTCAGATTTCAGATTTGTAATGTGGTCAAGGTGAGCCTGGGCAAAGTCCACGTTCTCCTGAGTCATCGTGATGCCCTCAACCTGCTTGCCAAGGTAGGCATCAGCCTTCTCACCCGTGACAAAGCACTTCTCGGCCAGTGCGTGGATGGCAGTACCGATCTGCGCGGCCTCACCAGCAGGTTCGTAGGGTACACCCTCAGAGAGTCGTACAGATGCAGGGCAGGCGATCCAGCGGGATGCTGAACTTGGCCGTAGGATTATTTTGTTTTCCATTGTTTTCTTTCGTTGTCCGTGTCGTTGATTAAGATTTGGTACGCTAACTTGCGCACCTCGGTGCTGACAGCGTGTCCCAAGTCTTCGGGGTCAAGCATTCGTTTCAGCAGCACGGTCTTCTGACCCGACTGGTGACGCTCGTTCTCCAACTGGGTTCCCAAGTAGATGATGTGGTCACGCATGACCTTGATCTCGTCTGTTGTCACTTTAATCTCCACAAAAACATGAGATGCCTTCTTCATTGGGGTCAAACATATCGCGTTGCTCTTTCGAGAATTGCAGCATTGACGCGTAACTTGGCCGGTCTTTGTTGAAAACAGCACCGCTTGGCTTGGACGCTAACGCTAACGCTTCCATTTTTGCCCACCAAACGGCACGTTCTGGCTTCTCTGCTATCAAACTGGCTATCTGTGACATCGGCTTTAGATAGCAAAGATCACAATTGCCATGCATGGTTACACCATTGAAGTTTGGAAGCCCGAGATCAAACGATTGTTTCTTCCAAAAGTCACCGACATCCTGCGCCCCGATGCCGACACCGGCCAATGGAGCAGACTTGGTTTCGTGCTTACCGTAATCGTTGTTTGTAATTCTTGAGACACGGCGAGGTTCATCTGCACGAATCCCAAGCATTGAGTCCCACTCAGTCCAGCCAATGAACTTCAAGTAACGATGCATAGTTCTGACTTTGAGTTCGACTGTGCAAAATCTAGCAACTACATTTGGAAGATATTGGCGTTTAAGAATTAACGCCTCAAATGGTTCACCGTCGCGGCTGGCACTATCAAAGTCCACCAATTCAAATTTTGATTCTGTGTCTCGGTACTCCAACCAAGTAATTGGCACGTTCCAATTCACAGAACAATTTCTAATAAATTCCAGCGTCTCTTCGCATTCTTTTCCTGTGTTAGCAAAAATTACCTTTGCCTCTTCAGGCAACCCGCCATTGGCCTCCAATATCCTCCACAGCATATAGGCACTGGTTCTCCCACCGCTAAAACTAATGCAGGTAGGGCTGTCAATTTTGAACGGATTCACTTTGTCAACTCCCTCAAGTACCAGTACCCGATCAGCACAGCGTCAGCCCTGCCATCGTCCTTGGCACGAGCAAACTCTTTCTGATGCGATGGGTACAGTTCCATTGCGCGGCTGCGGGATGCGTCCTTGCCAATCCCGCGTGTGATGGCTCTAGTCCACACCGCAGGCTGCACAAAGGTCTGCGGAACCATCAGCGCGGCTAAGACTCCCTCAATCACTCCCGCACTGCGGCCAAAGGAAAACATGGAACTCACGCCCTGACCTGGCATTGCTGACACCTTCTCGATCACCGCGTGTTCTGCCTTCAGTTCAATGATGAGAGTCGCCAGCCCCTGCGCAGACACCTGACGTTTCTGAGTCTTGCCGCGCATGATGGTCACGATTGGCATATCCGTCACGGACTCCAAGGCTCCGTCAACGTGCAAGGCAACGGCGCCACTCAGACCAGGGTCAATAGAGATGATCCTCACTTGACGGCCTCTTCCATGTCCTTGGATAGTTGCGTCATCCGTGCAGAGATCAGCGCGTCAACGGCCTCGTTCAACTTGATGATGCTGGAGTACAGGGGGACGGTCTTGCCGGTTGCCCAGCGTGAGAGTTGGGCTGGGTCAATGTTGGCAACCCTGCCCACGTCGGAGAGCCGAAACCCTGCCGACTTTGCGCGATCTCGGATCGCCTTAATTGCTTGCTGTGTAGATGTTTCCATGATTGCGATGTTAAACTAAAGTTGATGAACAGCGCAAGTGTAACCAAAAAAGAGGGGAAGCGTGAGCCTCCCCTCGAAGGCAACTGCGGGGGAAACAATACCCCGCGTATGTATTTTACAACGGATTAGTTGACTAAAATGTACTGGTATTGACTACTTGTGCAAATCTGTGTTATTCTCCTAATCAATGACAAACCGTCAGATGGCAACTAAAGGAAACAAAATGGCTAAGACAACAACAGCAGTAATTTATCCAGTGGTCGGATTTATGGGCGCAACAAATTGTGTTCGTGTTTTTGATAAGTCAGTTGATGAAGTTCGTTCAATGGGTCGTACTTCTTGTGAGCGTTTTGATTTGGCAGTTGAAGTGGTCGCATATTTTCTTAACGGAGTTGCGACTCCTCAAGTTGCCAAGAAAGATATTCCAGTTTCTTTACTCGGCTCTTGGTCACAAGTAGTCGCTCTTTAATAAACCAAACGGGGCTTCGGCCCCAGCAACTAAAAGGAAACAAGATGACTGAACAAGAAGAAAAGAAACTCACGGAGCAAGTCGAAGACCTTGCCCAACTCATGCGCGAACTGGCTATCGAACGCCGCCAGGTAATGGAGCAAAATAGTTTTCTCCGAGCCATTGGCTCACTTAACGATGGAGTACGAAATGAATACATTTAAGGACTACGCTTTGGCCATCGCCATCGGCGTTGCATTGGCAGCATCACTCGTGCAGTGGTGGTCAACATGAGCGAGCCAATGCAAAAGGAGATCGATGCCATCGTTGCGATGATGGCCCCACCACCTAGCAGCACAGGGCTGCTCACCGCCCGTGACGTGCAAGACATCGTCAGACGCGCAGCATCAAAGGGTGCGTTGGTCGGGTGGCTGGCCGCTGAGAAGGATGTCCACGCAAGGATGTCCCGAACCCTTGGCCAACTGGAGTACGAAAACCAGTGCAACAAGGACAGGGTCAAGGAACTCGAACTTGAGATCATTGGGTTGCAGCAGTGAGAAAACGCAGCAAGTACAGGCCAAAGCCGCAACTGCCTGACCCATTGGCGTGGGTCCTGAACGGCTTAAAGCCGGTGTCAGAGGCTGGCATTGTGGATGTGCAGATCAAGAACCACAGCGCAATTGATGCCCTGAGACGTGGCGTTGCCACCCGACTGGACATCGACTACATCATCGAGGCGTTCAACGTGATGGAGGCACTGTCTCGGCTTGGTGTTGCGTCCGAGTACAAGGACGATATCAGGGCCGCGCAGGACGCACTCTACGCCGCCGCAAAGCGTGGTGTGGATGCTGGGTATCGGTTTGTGCTGAAGGCTGCGGAACTGAACGCCATCAATCTCGGAATGGAGATACATGATGCCCAGGTCGAGGTGACATCTATTGCCACGATGGAACGGGCAATGGACATCGTCCTTGGTGAACTTAAACAGAAACGTGCAAGAGTAATTTTGGAGAAAACAACATGAGCAAGATAAAAATTCAATTGGTTGAAGACGAAGAAGAAACGCCTACCGTGTTCGAGAGGTTTTGGGACAACCTAATGGTGTTTGTTAAATGCGTGGGGGTGTTCGCCGCCATCTGCTTTGCGATTGGTTACTTCAGCAATACCAAGGCGCAAACTAAACAATGCGAACCCACTAAGACAGTATTAGCAAGGAGTATTTTTAAATGAACGAAGAACTAATGGACACGGCTAAACAGGCTGGTTTTTGGAAAGATTTGTTCGCTTATCCTGAGTTTAAAGAACACGTTGAAGCCTTTGCCGCCCTAGTAGCAGCAGCCGAGCGTGAGGCGTGCGCGAAGGTGTGTGAAGATAATTATTTTGCGTTTAAGGCTCTTGAAGCAATTCGAGCAAGAGGAGAAACAAAATGAAAATCCTACACACAAAGAAGAACACATGAGCCAGTACAAGATATGCGCCAAGTGCTTGGAGTCCAAGCCGCATGATGGTGGGGTGGATATGTCACCCATCAGGTGGATATGCCAGCACTGTTGGCTGCTTAGAAAATGAAGAGGCGAGACAGGGTGATCGAACTCATCACGGCCAAGGCCATGACATCTGTGGAACTGTCCAAGGTGATCCACTGCGGACTGCGCGGGACTCAGATCATCATCACGAAGTTGCGCAAGGCAGGGCTGATACACATACAGGCGTACAGAAGGCAGAAGGCAGGCATTGCTGCGATGTGGCGTTATGGGATAGGGGTAGATGCCGTCAAGCCGCCGCCAGTGCCTTGCGCAGAAAGATCACGCAAGTGCCGTGATGGTCAGGGTGTCGAGGAACACGCCTTTGCTTTGGCCAGGCAACGTGCAAAGAAGTGGAAGATCAAACGCGACCCGTTGGTGGCCGCGTTCTTTGGGTCAGTAGAGTAGCCCGTAACTCTGCATCTGCTTGCGGAGTTCTTCTTCGTTCAAGTCTGCTGCCAACAAATCAGGTGCTGCCACACCCATTGTTGCGGCAATGGCTGCTGTCTTGCGGAATGGGTCAAAGGCTGCAAAACGAGAGCGTAATTGTTCTGGCTCAAATGGAATTATTACGTCGTTGACTTGACCGCCACCCTTGCCGCTTTTATCAATTATTCCGTTGTATCCAGCCTTCTTGAGAGCATTTGTAACTTTGTCTGGAATAGAGGTCCATACATAAGAATTTTCACCAGCACTAACATCTTTTGAAAGTTCATCAATCCATTGCTTTGGCGTATATCTTGTATTTTTATCCCACTGATCTGCACCATACGCTTTAGTACGAGTTTTGTCGTTCTTGAACTGCTCTTTTAGGAATGGAATTACTTTGTCTTGCAACTCAGAAACATTGCTTGTATCTAATGGATTTGAAATCATTGCTTTGCCAGTCATCACTCCTTTTGCAGATGCCCAAGGCGCATTTGTTTGGCTAATTTCATAAGGAAACCCAGCAAGTTTGTAAACTTCAGCAAGTTTGTCTTCGTTGCCGTATAACGTTCCAGACTCGCCCCATATCTTTCGCAATGCAGTTAATGGATTACCTTTTGATTCACGATTCAAATAATAGTTCCAAGTGTCCTCTGAAACGTTCATTGCATTAACGCCTTCAGGATGAAGTTTTAATGGCCCACTTGATTGGTCAAAGTCTTCAAAGCCAACTCGTTTAGCCCTGTCAAGTATTTGTGTTTTCTTTTCTTGTGGCAACCTATTCCACAACTGCTCAACAGAATATGGAGAAGTACCACGCTCTCCCATAGACTTAGGAAATACTTGGAAATAATTTTGCATTTCTCCCATATCGCTTGCAATACGAGATGTGTCTGCCTTATTCATTGAATAGTTAGAAGCAAGTGCTGGTTCATTTGTTCCAAATGGCATTGGCCCAGAAGTAGCCCTCTTTGCGTTGATGTTCTTACCTTCAAGCAAACGATCTAATCGTTCTGTTCCATGAAGGTAATCAATTGCACCCATAGCCGCAGCGCGTTCTTCAGCAGTGTTATTTGCAAGTAAACCTAATCCACCCTGATCTACTGGCAATGCAGCGCGTTGCTGCGCAATCTGTATTGCTTTATCTTGTGGGTATTTGAATTTAGTTGTTGGGGTGAGCAACCCACCACCCTCAACTTGGACAATGCTTGGCATCATCCCCATGCGTTGCATATAGTTCTCTGCCAACTGGCCAGCCTTGGGAGCAACGAACTTTCCGACTGCTTTAGCACCTGAAACCGCCGGTGCTACCATCGGTAACGCTTGCAGTGCCAATCCCGCAGGGTAGCCGTAATCAGCACCCTGACGTACAGCAGCCGTATTAGGGTCAAGGATGCTGCCTTCCATTGAGTCAGGCTCCATTCCAAGAAGACCGCCCAACGCGCCATAAAGAGTTGGAAACTGCTCACGTAACGGGGACTGGCTTGGTCTTGCAACCATTTGCGTCAACTGCTCATCAACGCGGGGTGATGTTCCCTGCATCATCAGATTGCGCTTTTTGGTTTGAGCCATCAACAGTTCGTCAAGTAGTCCCATATCTGTACCTTTTACTTTTGTTGTGTTGGCTGAAGGCGGCCTGCACCGATCTGAGTGACTGCCCCAGGTGCGCCGACCGCTACCTTGTAGGATAAACGCTTAATGGCGTCCTGCAACGCAGCCATCGCGCTCTCATCAACCAAAGCATTGCGGACAACTTGAGGGTTTTGAGATACGAGAATTCTTGCGATTTGATCTGACTGCGCATCTGTCAAGTTGCCGGTGTTCTGTCCCACCAACTTGCGCAGGACTCGGTATCCCGACATGACGTTACCGCTAAGTGCGCTTGTGACCTCTTCGGGAGAGATGTTCATCCCGATGCGCTGACCTTGTTGCAGGCTTGCTGCCGTAGGAGAGCCGCCAAGAATGCCGGTGGCAGCACGTTGAGAGCCGGCTGCCACATTGACAGAGCCAAGCAAATTGTCCAACTGATCTTGAGGGAATACATTGCGCAGAATCTGACCCTCTTTAAGGTTCTCATCGGCAAACCGTCCCATCATGCTCTTGCGTGATCCTGTGGCCATCCGAGTGCGCGTTGCGTCCATCAGACCTGACCGATACGCCTGCTTTGCGGCAGGAGACATAGACTCAAACTCTACAGCGACCTCGTCCGCGCTCTTAGTAAACGCCTTGCGTCCCTCTTGGAACGCGTCACGCGCAGACCGTGTCTGTGCAGCCGTTTGTCTAGCACCAGCCAACGCCTTGGATGACTGGTCAAGGGAGTTGCGCAACTGCAACTCAACGTCCTTGAGTGCAGTTCCAACGCCGCCAGCACCTTGGGAGAACGCCTTGTTTGCCTCGTCCTGAATACCGCGACGGACAATTTCCATATCCTCAAGGTTTGGGGTACGACTGTACTCAATGTTCCCGTCCTTGAACGTGAAGAACGGAGCCTTGCCTGTTGTGGCTCTGTACAGTTGATTGATGTTGTTTGCTGCCTGTGGAGCGCGTTGCAGGGCCGCTGAGAAGGCATCAAGCATTGGCTTGTCAACTACGCCGCCCTGCTCAAACGCGGCTGTGTACATGGCGTTCTCTGCAACCTTAATGTCTGCCTCGTCCATCTTGTACTGGCGCAAGATATTCTTGTCGCCTGTAGGAGACAGCCCAGCGCGCATCTGCTTCATAGCCTCATCACGCATGATGTTGGGACGCGTAGTGAGTGCCTTGCCTATGGTGGCTGACGCAGGACCGCCTTGGGTGTACATCGCACGTACCATTGACTGCAAGGTGGCGTTCTCTGCCATGATCTCGCCCTTGGCAACCCTGTCCACGATCTCGTCAGTGGTAAGTCCTGACTCTGTGGCCAGCCGCTGAATCTCTGTCTCTACGGCCTTCGCGCCACGGCCACCAATGGTGCGCCTTGTAAAGTCAATCAGTTTATTGGCCACTGCACTACCGCCAGTGAGAAGCGTAGTCCCGACTGGGCCGGCAACTGTTCCAACAGCCATGCCAGGAACAACACGCCCTGACCTTTCAAAGAAGTCACCCTCACCAGTTGCAAACCCAGTCAGTCCACCCTGCAAGGCTCCAACGCCAGCGGCGCGAGCCAATAACGCAGGGAGTGCGACTGGGGCAGCAGCACCACCCGTTAAGGTTGTGGCTGCGATTGCAGGCAATATTGCACCGCCAGCCTCATACGCAAGTGCCTCGTATGGGCTATCTTTCCTGTAAGCCTCTAACTTTGATCTGATGTCTGCAACTGCCGCGTCGTAAGGTACACCGGCCAGCGACTGAAGGTATGCCTCCAACTCGTCGGAACTGCCAAAGGTAATACCCTGCGCAAGAGATCGCAGTCTCTGACTTGGAGTCTCACCTTGAGGTGCTTGTGGTGCTGGTGCGAGCGCGGCCTGCACTGCCTGTAGTTTTGGCAGCGGGATGGCGTTGTTGTTCCCCGCCTTGAGTGCTTGCAACTCCTCGACGGTGAAGGTATCAAGAACCTGTTGCAGATCAGTTTGTGCCATTATCTTGTCTTCCGTTTGATTGCTTCGTCGATAGCATTATTCACTCGAAGGTTCCCACTAAGGTCAGTCTGCGAGGTGTACGGAATCACCTGATACATTACTCCAACATCGCTAAAGCCAGGAACCTTCATGGCAGTTGCGTAAGTATCTTGGTGTTCTTTTATGCGCTGGTTAGCAAGTTTTTGCATAGCCGCCATACCAGTACGCAACTCAGCCGCTGTCATTGTCTGATCTCCGGCTGCTGTACGTTTTATCAAGGAACGCTCATTTTCAGTAATAGCACCCTGACCTCTCATTGAAGCCGCAGCAGCAAGTTCAGACTGTGCAAGACCCTGAACTACTTGACGTGTGTCTTGCAGAGTCTTCTCAGCATCAGGTCCGGCAATATTTAACTGCTTGGCAACACGTAGCATTGAAGTTCTGTAATCAGCGGCTGGTCCAAGAACTGCGGTATCAAGAGCAGGGGCAATCATGTCAATATTTCGCAAAGTATCGTTAGCACCTTTTGCTGCAAAAAGAGTACCTTTTAGAATTTCAATTGCACCAGTTCCACCGGCTGTAGCCATGCTGTTTGGTCCAGGTGGTAACTTGACTACAGTGTTAGGGGCAATTTGAGAACGATACTGTCCTAATGCCGCTGTACCCTCTGCCCCAGTTCCACCAAGTGGACGGCCTAGTAAGTATTCAACTGCGCGAATGTCAGATGACTGAGCCTCATAAGGTTGCGCGTCACTAACAATTCTGCGCTGTCCTTGCTTGTTGTACTGGACAACAACAGGCTTATTTCCAATCATTAGGTTCTGTGGTGCGCCATACTCTTGCGACGCACTGACTGCATCAAGCATTGATTTTGAAAGTTGATCCGCTGGAAGGAGAGACATCAACGCTCTTTGCTCCTGGCTTAAATTTGCGAATGCACCGCTTCGTTGTGGTTGCTGCATAGATTGAACCTGTGCCGGTGTTGGAAGTTGTCCAATCATATTGGCACGATACACTGTAGGACCAGCAGGCATATTAGGTAGTGCAAGTGACTGTTCAGGCGTGATGGCAACACCGGCAGTTGGCATTGAGGCGACTGGCATCTCTTGGCTATAGTCACCCATAAGCATTTTCTGCATACCTGAAAGCAAATCCCTTGAACGCTTGGCCTCATCCAACTTCTGCTTGGTCATGATGTTGGCAATGGCTCCTGTCTGAGCCTGCTGATAACCTTGCTGACCAGCACCATAAGCCTCGCCCAAAGCCTGGCCAAGTCCGATTGGGACTGCGCTTGGACCTGAAGACTTGAGCAGGGACGCGGCCAACGCCATGATTCCCTGATTGTTCATTCTTGCGCGTTGCTCTTCGGTGAGGTACTCCTCAAGCCCTGAGTCTCCACCGCCAAATAAATTGGAGCCAAGAAGACCGCCAAAATCAAATGCTGCCATGATTCACCTCAACCTAAAAGACCAAGAAGACCGCCGATGCCAGCACCAATACCAGTGCCAAGGCCAGGAATTACGGAACCTAGTTGCGCTCCGTACAACGCGCCACCTAAAGCACCCGCACCCACATTACGTGAGTAAGGTGTAGTGGTAGACATACCAAGGTTCGGGATGTTGCCGCCAAGTGCTGCGGTAGTCACTCCCAACTTCTCTGTGCCGATGTTGCGCAGTGCGTCCAACTGACTCTGTAGCAACTGCTGACGCGCACCGCCCAAGGCCATCACGTTCTGACCGCCTTGGATGTTCTGCGCTCTAGCGTACTGAGCCAAGTTTGCTGCCTGTCCGTAACCCTGCTGACGCATATTCGCTGAGAGGTCAGCGGCCTGCTTGAGTGCTGCGGCGTTAGTAAGAGCAGCCTGCACACCTTGACGTGAACCGCCAAACGCCTTCGCGCCTGTGGCAGCCTGGCGATCTCTGAGGTCAGCCATCTGACGGCTTGTCTCAACGTCGCCCAGGCTGCGGTTGATTACGTCCTCTTGGTACGGGTTCATGAAGGCGTTGATGTCCTGCCCACTGAACGGGGTCAGGGACTGGTTAACTACCTGCTCCTCACCCGCCATGTACATTGGGTTGAAGTCAGCAAACTGCCGCACTGGGAGCGCGGTAGCGACTGACTTTGCCTGACCCAAGTTCTCAAGGTACGCAGCCTTTAACTGCGGGTCGATGGCTTGGGTTGATGTTGTGGAACCGCCTTTTGACATATTCGTATCTCCTATGCTTCGAGCAAACCGCGAAGTTTGCCCTTTGAAATCTTGCCTGCGTTGATGGCGTTCATCAACTCGATGCCGTACTTACCAACGGACTTGGCGTTGATGACGTACTCTCCGTCATCCAGTCCACCGTATCCGTCATCTGGACCCATTGGGTTTGGACCACGTAGCCGATTCATTGTGACTTGGCCACCTTTGTTAAACATACTGCCGTCAATGCCGCCGTCTGATGTCATGCCATAGCCACTATCTCCAGTAGCGGCTGGCCCTAGTCCAAAGCCTTCTGCTTCAGCCGCATCAGCAATTGCCGCATCTGATGCGGCTTGAGCAGCGGCATCAGCAGCGGCAGCAGCGGCTTGCTGTCCTTGTGCTGTTGCTGGGTCAATACCCATTGGGTTTGCTGCAATGCCTGCACCTGTCATTCCTGTAACGCCGTACCCGCCTTGGCTTTCGGGGGTTCCGTATCCACCACCACCAAAAGTTGATGCAGCACTTGGTGGCGCACCAAACAT